GCCATCGCCGCCCGCGCCATGCCCGGCTACCAGCCGCAGGGGAACGGCCGCCACGCCGAGTTCATGGGCTGGCGCCCCTCCGACATGGTCCGCGAGCTGCTCTCCCTGCACGGTGACACCCAGGTCCCGCGCGATCCCGTCCGCCTCGCCGAGCGCGCCTTCCACACCACCTCCGACTTCCCGGCCCTGCTCTCCGCCGCCGCCAACAAGATGCTGCTCGCCGCCTATGCGCCCGCCGCCCCCACCTATCGCCAGATCTTCCTCCGCCGCGACTTCCGGGACTTCAAGCCGCACCGGCACCTCCGCATCGGCGACTTTCCCGTCCTCCAGCCGCTGGCCGAGAACGGCGAGATCCAGGCTGGCACCATGTCCGAGAGCCAGGAGATCGTCCTCCTCCAGACCTTCGCCCGCCGCATCCGCGTCACCCGCCAGATGCTCGTCAATGACGACCTCGGCGCCTTCACCGGCTTCGCCGCCATGATCGGCCGCCGCGTCGCTGACTTCGAGAACGCGACGGCCTACGCGCTGATCAACCTGGCGAATGGCGACGGCCCGACACTGCTCACCGGCAACGCGCCGGTCTTCGCGACCGCGGCGGCGCGCGCGAACAAGGCCGCGGCCGGCACGCCGCTCGACGAGGCGAATATCGCGAAGGGCCGCGAGGCCATCATGAAGCAGCGCACCCTCGACGGCCTGCCCATCTCCCTTGGCCGCAGCATGCGGGTGCTGGTGGGACCGGCGCTGGAACTCCCCGCGCTGAAGCTCACCGCCGCCATCGCCCCGGCGGCGTCCGCCAACGTGAACCCCTATGTCGGGCTGCTGCAGCCGGTGGTGGAGCCGCTGATCGCGGCCAACCGCTGGTATCTCTTCGCGGAACCGCCGACCACGCCGGTCTATGTCTACGGCTACCTCAATGGCGTCGAGGGCCCCCAGGTCACCACCGGCCCCGTCTCCGGCGTCGATGGCATCGAGGTCAGCGTGATCTTCGACTTCGGGGTCGGCGCCATCGACTGGCGCGGCGCCTGGTTCAACCCGGGAACCTGAGCCTTCCACCATCCAACGTGAACCGATGCAGAGGCCGCCCTCCGGGGCGGCTTCTGCGTTTCAGGAGACAATCCCATGCGCAACATGCTGCGCCCCGAGGCGCGCTCCATCCCGATGGCCGTCCCCTATGCCGGCGGCATCCTCTCCGGCCAGGGCATGCTGGTCGGTGCCTTCTTCGGCGTTGCCGCCTCCGACGCGGCGCAGAACGCCACCGTCGAATGCGAGACCCGCGGCGAGTTCGAGCTCGCCAAGGACCCGACCCAGGCCATGGCGGCCGGGGCCCGCATCTTCTGGGACAACACCAACCGCCGGCTGACCACCACCGCCACCGGCAACTTCCAGGTCGGCATCGTCACCGTCTCGGCGCTCGCCGCCGACACCACCGTCCGGGTCATGCTCGCCCGCGTCCCGGCCGCCGGCGAGTGACCGCCATGCTGCTGCCGCGCGACCGCGCACGCCTTGCCGGGGTGCATCACGACCTGGTGCGCGTCGTCGAGCGCGCCCGCCAATCCGCGCCCTTCGTCGTGACGGAGGGCGTGCGCTCCCGCGAGCGCCAGGCCCAGCTCGTCGCCGCCGGGGCTTCGCGCACGATGAACAGCCGCCACCTCACCGGACATGCCGTCGATCTCGCCTATTGGCTGGACGATGGCGATGGCGTCGTCGAGCAGGGTGAGATCCGCTGGGACTGGCCCGTGTATGAGCGGCTCGGCGCGGCGATGAAGGAAGCGGCGAAGGAGCTCGGCGTGCCGATCGTCTGGGGCGGGGATTGGACCTCCTTCCGCGACGGTCCCCATTTCGAGCTCGACTGGCGGCACTATCCGTGATGCCGGCGATCCTCGGCTTGCTCTCCCGCCAGGCGCTGCCGGTCGCGCTGGCTGCCGCCATCGTCCTCACCGCGCTGATCGCCTGGCATTTTCGGACGCAGCGCGACGCCGCCCGGCTCGACGCGGCGACGGCCAGCCGCGTGGCGGAGGCGAATGCCGCCGCGCTGGCCCAGGCCACGGCCGAACACACCCGGCAGATCGCGGCGCTGGCCGGCGAGGCGGAGCGCGCCCGCGCCCAGGCCGCCCGGCTCGGCACCAATCTGGAGGCCCTGCGCCGTGATCCCAGCCATGCGACGGGTGCTGCCCCTGTGTTGCGCGATGCTGTCGAGCGCCTGCGCGCCAGCCGCGCCGCCGGAGATCCGGCTGGTGCCGCTCCGCCTCCCTGAGGCGCTGCTGGTCTGCGCGGCGGCGCCGGTCCTGCCGGACGCCGAGCCTCTGACCCAGGGGCAGGTGGCGGAGCTGCTGCTCTCCTACGACGCGGCCCATGCCGACTGTGCCGGCCGGCTGACGGCCATCCGCCGGCTGAACCAGCCGGAGGGCACGCCGTGACCGCCTTCGACGCCGCGCTCGCCGTGCTGGCCGCGGACCCGAACCTCGGGACCGACGCCACCTGGCAGCGCGGCGTGGGGCCGGTGGTGGCGCTGCGCGTGCTGCGGTCCTCGCCCGACCAGCTCCGCGACGCCTTCGGGACCACCCTGGTCCAGGCCACCGACGTGCTGACGGTGCCGATCGCCGTGCTGCCCACGATCGAGCCAGACGACGTGTTCCACCTCGGCGCCGAGACCCTGAATGTCCAGCACGCCGAGCGGGATGCCGCCGGCGTGGCCTGGCGCGTCCTCTGCCAGCGATAGGAGCGGCCATGCCGCAGAACAGCCTCGGCCATTGGAGCATGTTGCTCGACCTCGCGCTAGGCGCCGTGGCGGGCCTCGCCGGCGGCTTCGTCCGCTGGAACAACCCGGAGCGACGGCGCTTCGGGTGGTGCCTGGTCTGGGAGGTGCCGTCGGCGGCGCTGGTCGGCAGCGCCGGCTACGCGCTCGCCGGGCTGCTCGAGTTCAACGAATACGGCCGATTCCTCTTTGCCTTCGTGTTCGGCTATCTGGGGCAGGCCGCGCTGCATGACCTCGCCGTCGCGGTGATCCGGCACCGCACGGGCCTCCCGCCGCAGGAGCCGCCGGCGTGAGGCTCACCGCCATCGTCGGCGACCTCCGCCAAGTGCTCGCCGCGGAGGTGCGGGCTGGCGAGCGGGCCGCCATGTCGGCGATCCGCGCCGAGACGCAGCAGGTCCAGCAGGAACTCCGTCGGCAGGTCACCAGCAGCTTCGGCGGGAACGCGCGCGGCGTCGCCAATGCCTGGCGGTCGCAGATCTTCCCGCGCACCGGCCAGTCGCTGCGGCCCGCCGGGCTGGTCTGGACCAAGGTGCCGGCCATCATCGACGCCTTCGAGCGCGGTGTAACCATCCGGCCCAAGGGCGGCCGCTCCTTCCTCGCCATCCCGACCGGCTTCAACCGGCAGGGCGGGCGGCGTGGCGCCAAGCCCCGCGTCACCCCGCAGCAGATGGTCGCCTCCGGCCAGGGCTTCCTGCGGCCCTTCAAGTCCGGCCGTGGGTTCGTGTGGTGCCTGCCGGTGCGGCAGGGCGAGCGGACAGGGCGACGGCGCGCGCCGCTGATCGCCGGCGGCATCGCCGCGGTGGCGACGGCGCGGCGGAAGGGCGCGGCAGCCTGGCAGCAATCGCTCCTCGCCCAGGGCTTCGTGCCGATGTTCCTCCTGCTGCCGCAGGTCGCGCTCGCCAAGCGCCTCGACGTGAAGGGCGCCGCCGAGCGCGGCCTGCGCCGACTACCGGGACGCTTCGTCGCGGCCTGGGAACGCGAAAGCGGGAGGTCCGCCGCATGAGCGCTCGGGAAAGCGCCATCGCGGCGCTGCACGCCATCCTGGTGTCGGCGCTCGCGGCACGCAGCCCGGCGCCGCTGGTGCTGCGCGGCGAGACCATCCCACAGCGCCTGCCGCCAGGAGGCCTCGTCGTGCTGCGCGACGGCGAGACGGTGGAGGAGACCGCGATCCTGTCGCCGCTGGCCTGGGCGATCGAGCACCGGGCGGCGATCGAGGTCACCGTCACCTGCGCGACGCCCGCCGCGCGAATCGCCTTGCTCGACGCGCTGCTGGTCGCCATCGGCGTCGCCATCATCGCCGACCGCACCCTTGGCGGCGCCGTCGAATGGACGCAGCCCGGCGCGCCCGAGTTCCAGGACGTCGAGTTCGAAGGCGCCGCCGCCGCCCGCGCGGCCCTCGTCCCCGTCACGCTGTCCTTCACCGTCGCCGGCTCGCCGCTGGCCTGACCATCCCCCTCCTGCCGCTGGAGAACCCCGATGCCGCGTGCCATCGGCGCGAACTGCCGCCTGCTCACCATCCCCGAGACCACCTATGGCACCGCGCCCGGCAGCAATTGGCGGCGCATGCCGTTCCTCTCCTGCGACCTCGGCGCCGAACAGCCTTTGCTCGACGCCGACGTCATCGGCGTCGGCTCCAACCGCGACCCCGCCGCGCCCTTCCTCGACATCGTCACCGTCCAGGGCCAGGCCGTCGTGCCGGTGGACCTGGTGAACATCGGCCACTGGCTGCGCCTGCTGCTCGGCCCGCCCACCACCACCGGCACCAACCCCAACTTCATCCACACCTACGGCTCCGGCGCCGCCGCGCTGCCGTCGAACAGCATCGAGATCGGCTACCCGGACGTGCCGAGCTACGACGTCTGCACCGGCGTGCGCGCCGATACGCTGGAGATCGACTTCTCGCCGAGCGGACCCGCCACGGCGAGCTTCGGGCTGATGGGCCAGGGCTCGGTGCGCAGCGGGACGAGCTCCGGCGGGACGCCGACCACCGCCGCCTACACCGCCTTTCACAAGGCGCAGGGCGCGATCAGCCGCGCAGGCTCGCCCCTGGCGCAGGTCACCGGCGCGCGGATGACCTACGCGAACGGCATGGAGATGGTGCGCACCATCCGCGCCGACCGGAAGGTCGAAGGCGTCGATCCGGGCATCGCGCGCGCCACTGGCCAGGTCACGGTGCGCTTCGCCGACACGACGCTGCTCACCCAGGCGCAGAACGGCACCGCTGCCGAGTTCGCGCTGAGCTACACCATCGACGCAA